GCTAAGCGTGCAGATTTAGGTGTTGGTCACTATGTAGTTACTCGAGAAGAAGGTGCTGTGTTTTCGGGCAACTTGTTGATTCCTGATAAGTATGATCCTTTGAAGTACCACGCAACACCGAGATTACACACAGGTTTCGAGAAAATATACGTGCCTGAACGTAGTATCGGAGGGAATTTCAGACCTTTTTGGTATATCGGTGTGCTCGAACGTATCAACAACCGAGCTAGACATCCTTTAGGCGAACTGGCCTGGGAAGTGCACGACAGGTTGTTCCATGACATGTTAGCGCCTCACTTCGGTACGCTACACAGCATGATTGTTGATGCAGAACAGAAAGCTCCCTTCTCTTACGGCGCTCTTACTGTTGCAGATCGTGAAGTGCTGGAAGATCCAAGCAAGCTACACTACAAGTTTCTCGATTCCGAGGTGTCTAACGACGTACTTGAACTAGTGGTGTCAAAAATACCGTTCGAGAAATTCGAACATTTAGTTAAACGTTACTATACAGGTAACATTAGATAAGGAGTCATTTATGTTAATTAACAAAGCAGGTAGGGCAGCGGAGATCGCTTCCCTTATGGAGATGGCCGCGCCCAGCTACGCCGGACGTGCAAAAACCGTTTTCCGCGAGGCGTTTGACAATTTTGTTAAAACGTACGGAGCTGAAGCTACGTTGTTAAATTTTCCTTTCGGAGCTAGCAACATACTTATTAGCGCCGACGGCAATCGTGTCCAATACCCAAAAGGTATTAAGGATGAAGCTGAAGGAACTTATTCCGCCCGTGTCGCCGCGTACAAAGAGGCTTTAAGACGCACAGGCTGGAATCAGCGATTCGAATCAAATCTTCACGCTGGCTGCGCTCCAACGAATAAGATGATAGGTGATGTCCGTGTACCAGCTGGTCTTTGTCTTATCGTTGGCGGAGCTGCCGCTGGCAAGACACCTCTAGCCCATGCTCTCGCTGGCTTCGGTGATCAGGATTATCATATCGTGCGTTACGGTGAGCCTCTCGCCGGCTATATTACCAATGAAGATGACGCCGCTTTCAAGGTCGCACAAGCGCTCTTGTCCGGCTACGATGTGGTTCTTGACTCTGTTAAAGACGTTCTGTCTCTAATGGGCGGAGCCGCTATGAAGTCTGGTTTGTCTCGAGAAGTTTTACCTCTTTTCTCAAGATGGGCTACTCTTGCAGCAGACACTGGTTGCACTCTTTATGTACCCGTTAACCCGTCGTCTCCGGATGACGAAGTTGTTCAACTTCTAGTTGAAGCTACTAAATCTAACGCGACTATGACTGTTTACAGTGATGGTGGTGACAGATGGTCATACGTAGCACGTCGTGGCGAAGGTTTGCAACGTGAATCAGGCAGCTTTACCGCTAAATTCGCAAAAGACGGTACGATGGACTTAATGAATGGATCTAGTTCAGCCGCCTCAGCGAAAGAGTACACGTCATCGAGTGTTACAAGTGACGCCATCACGGATGCTGCATTTGCTGCTTCCTTGCGTCGCTCAGTTCTTGCTAGCGTAGATTAGTTTAACGTTCACTAAACATCAAATCATTTATTAAATAAGGAAATAAAATGGCAACTCGTAAAACAAACAACACTAAAGGCCCTTCAAATGCTAACATCGGTACTAAACTAAGTACAGAAGAAGCTCAAATCTTGAAGGCCACAGCTGGTGCCGCTGACGCTGACGCTGACGCAGAAGTATCTGGTGACGGCAGCAACGGAGGCGGAAACCGTCCTTCAGGTGTTAAGTACTTAGAGCGCGATAATGGTTCATCACGCTCTATGCCATCTAACACTGTTAATGTGCAAATAGTGTCGACGATCCTTGATCGCCTCGCTGGCACTGTAGTAACGGAACCAATTTTCAGGGCTAAGCCTAATCTTAACATGATTATGCGTCGCGCGTCCGACCCTGGTGTACGTGAGAAGTGCGCGACTTTCTTTCTGACAAACAAATTGGTAGAACCACTGACCTCTATCATTCCTGTCAACACCATCAAACCTGGTGACGCCGCTGTATTGCAAAAAGACTTGTTCAAAGCGATCGCTCGCGTAGAAAACGATCCTCGTGTACAACTCGTTGTCACTGAAATCGTCAATGCGCATTTGATAGGTTGCGGGGTGATTCAAGATTCCGGGACCTTCACGACACGCATTTACTACCCTTTCACGCCGGTTACAACTCGTAGCTTGGCGGACGACATCGGTATGCAAGAAGTCGTACGTGTGCTAGGCGGCCTCGACAAAATCGATGTTGCCAACAAGAAGTATACCAATCGCTCCTTTGCTGCTGCTGTTGCGCAATCTCTTTACGCTGTCGGTAAAGCTCTGTTGGACGTAAACGAATTGAGCGGAATCGTAGGCGACATGGTATTAGGCGTTCGCGCCGCCATCGATCCCGAATTGACTGGTTTTAAGGGTTCAGTTACACAGTCGTGGCGCGATAACACTGTCATTCAAGAACTAGCCAAAAACTACGTTTTTGTTGATGCGGCTCTAAGCTTACCCGCTGGTGATGCCACACCTTTAAATGACGGTTGGAAGTTAAACAACTGGGCACCAATCATCCTGGCCGCGCTGAAAACGTCTCAACGCTACTCTATCGTAGGTAAGAATGAGGTAATGCGCAGTCTTGGTCTTCGCAAAATTCGCGATTTACGCGGAAGACCTGTTTCTTACATCCTACATCGCTCAGCCAAACCTGAAGCGGTGGCTCAGAGCGTATACGCTTTTGAGGATGCTGAAATAGCTGGCGCTGTTACAGTAATTCCGACTAAAGAACGAGTTGCAGAAGCTGTTGCTTCGGCGTACGGACAGACCGCTGGACTTGGTACCGATGCAGTAGCTGGTTATCTTGCTAGCTTCCTGACAGACGCAGTCGAAGCTGGTTATACTAACTACAAACTCGGTTACCATATCGACTTGGGTACTTTACAAGAAGCTGGTCATCATGAAGTCGCTTGCTTGATGTCTGAGCGCATTCGTGTCAAGATAGATGCTGACGGTAGTGTAGTTAAGCCTGGTTTAAATCCTGATATGACTAAGGATTATGGCTGGTGGTATCACGTAAGTACCAACGAACGTGACTTCGGTGATTTAAACCGCGGTGTTTTTGACTCTACTACGTACGTGACAAACCGTTTGGCTGAAGTATTCATTGCGGCCGACGAATTCGAACCGCAAAGTCCTGTTGATCCTAGACCGCAACTGATCGCACCTGTCGCTTTCGATAGTCGCATCATGGACTTCGATCCTGAGACTAACCTGGCTAGTTTGACTTCACGTTACGCCTGGGACATTACTATTAACAACAGTCGTGTTAACGGCGCCTTCAAGGCGTCAGAATTGGGCGGAATGAAGTCATTGTCCAACACCTCGCTCGTCGTGCCTATCTACAACGATGACGTCTTCCACACCGTTATTAGTGTGTTCCAAACCATCGAAGCTTTGTTAAAGGACCTGACCAAACAGAGAGCCTTAAACAACGATGGTCCGGACGAGGTCACAGTAGCGTATCTGCGTCGCTCTTTAGGTCGCAGTTTCTTACGTTATGCTCAAAGTATCGCTCCTGGCTTCCGTCAAGAGATCCACAATGGCATGATCGATCGTGCTGTGACACGTCTGCAACCCGACGCTGCGATGGCTTTACGTGCGAGACTTGGCCAGCGCGAATTTGGTGGTTACGCCGACGTTTCAGCTTTGTTAATGTTCTTGACAATGCAAGGTTTCGACGTAAAAGGCTGGTCAGAGAACCTCAACAACATCAGGGTGGTATTTCAAGGTTGACTCCACGACATCTAGCGACGCCGCTTCATAGTCTCCCACCTATCCTACACAAATCTTGTCAAAGTCCAATGTAAAGCTACAGTA